GGAACTTCTGGAGGGCATTCGCGATCCTTATACCCGTGGTGTCACCGCCATGCTCATGGAGAATGAGTCGGGGTGGCTCCAGTCTCTCGAAGAGGAGACGAAGACCATCAATGTTGGTAGCTTTACGAAGTTCATCTTCCCGGTGCTTCGTAGGGTCTTCCCCAACCTAATCGCCAATGAGATCGTCTCGGTTCAGCCGATGACGGCGCCGGTTGGTGCGGTGTTCTTCTTCGACTACAAGTACGGCTCCAGCAAGGGTAAGACCCAGGCTGGCTCCGTCTTCCCGAGGGATTTCGACCGCGACTACTCTTCGGAGTACGTCAATCAGGAGCAGTTGGCGGCCGGTGACGGCACCAACTACGGTGGCGTCGGTACCGCGCTGACGGCAATGCTCGCCTGGACCCCGGTTCGCCCTCTCGATGCGTCGAAGGGCTACTCGGTCAAGGTCGTTGAGCTGGACAGCACCGGCGCCGAGGTGCAGGTTGCAACGGACAACGGCTCCGGTGGATTCACCGGCGCGGTTGCATCGGGCGCCCTGAACTACGGCAACGGAGCGCTGTCGAACTTTAAGTTCACGGCCGCTCCGGCCGCGACCAGCAAGATCGTTGCTCGGTACTACTACGACGGCGAACTGAACACTAGGATCCCGCAGGTCAACCTCGATATCTCGAAGAGCCCGATCGAGGCGGTTCCGCGCCGCCTGAAGGCGCTCTGGTCGAGCGAGGCCGCCGAGGATCTGCGCGCGTTCCACGGCCTTGACGCTGAGACGGAGCTGGTCTCTGGTATCGCTCAGGAGATCGCTCTTGAGATCGATCGCGAGATCATCAATGATCTCCATGTCACCGCGGGTTCGGGTTCGATCACGGCCCAGACCTTCTCGTTGACTGCCCCTGCGGGCATCACCGAGGTGGATCATCTGCGCTCAATGATCACCAAGATCTCGATCGTTTCGAACGAGATCCACAAGAAGACCCTGCGTGCTCCGGCGAACTTCATCGTGACTTCGCCTGAGATCAGCGCCCGGCTCAGCCAGCTGACGACTCATGGCGACTTCCGTCCGCTTTGGGTCTCCGGCGGCGCATCCCCGTACGGCCCGGCCGATCTGCCTCGGCCGCTCACGCAGCACGGCCAATTCGGCATCTACAAGGTCGGCACCCTCATGAATAAGTGGGTGGTGTACGAGGATCCGTTCTTCGATGCCGACAAGATGCTGATCGGGCTCAAGGGGTCGAGCTTCCTGGACGCCGGTTACGTATGGGCGCCATACATCCCGCTCCAGGTCACTCCGACCTTCCTCGACCCGGCGGACTTCTCGTTCCGCAAGGGCCTGAGGACTCGCTACGGCAAGAAGGTTCTCCGTAACGAGTACTACGGCAGGCTGATCGTTACCGGCCTCTAATCCTTAGCGATTAGCTAGCCTAAAAGGGCCAGGGGCTAATGTCCTTGGCCCTTTTCTTTTGTGGTGAAAAAAGACGAGGGATCAATGATCGTTACCGTCACTAACGTATCGTTGACAGCGGTCTACATCTCCGCCATCAACAAGCAACTGGCGCCTGGCGAATTGATCTCATTTTCTCGGTCCGTATCCGAAATGGACCGAGAAACGAGCATTCGAGACTTGGTTGTCCAAGGGAAGATATCCCTTGCTTTTTCTAAGGAGGCCGGAGACGAGGTCTCGGTTGGGTTCGGCGAAAAAATCTCTCGTATTTTCAACTGCCACACTGCCGGCGGCGAGCGCCGTACCGGTTGGCACGATGATCTGGAACACGGATGATGGTCGGCTCAACTGGAGTGATGGCACCAGCTGGATCAGTGGATCAAGTGTGTCCCTCACGGAAACATAGTCCTGTCAAATGTTGTCACTTCGGCGTCTATCGGTGTGTCCGGGGAAGCGGCGCGGGCAGACCACGTTCACGACCTTGCGTTCGCGATCCTCAATTCTGTTCTTGCTGAAGCAAATGCCACGCTAAACTTTGCGGGTCAGCGACTTAGCGGACTTGGCGCTCCGGTGGGCGCCGCCGATGCTGTAACTAAGGCGTATGCGGATGCCATCACCCAGGGGCTGGATATCAAGGCCTCGGTTCGGGTAGCCACGACGGCGAATATATCGCTAAGCGGCCTCCAGACTATAGATGGGGTAGCACTGACGGACGGAGATAGGGTTCTAGTCAAGAACCAAACCCTTGGCGAGGGGAACGGAATTTATGTTGTAAGCGCAGGCGCCTGGGCACGCGCCGGCGACGCAGATACAGACGCCGAGGTCACGGCTGGGCTGTTCGTATTTGTTGAGGAAGGATCTATAAACGCGGATAACGGATGGGTCCTTACGACGAACAATCCGATCACGCCAAGGACAACGCCGCTAACCTTCACGCAGTTCTCCGGGGCGGAAAATGTTGAGGCGGGGGCTGGTCCGACGAAGACCGGGAACATCATCGACGTCGGTGCTGGCGTCGGTATCACCGTAGCAGCGGATTCCATTGCAATTGATCAGACCCTTGCGCCAACATGGTCTGGTATTCATACATTTACCGCAGCGCCTAAGATCAACGTAAACGGTATTGGAGCGACGCAGACAGTCGGTATGACTATATCGAACGAGACCGTCGCTGCCTTGGGAGCATAGCAGTATAGTCCCGTCATGATGCTACGGGGGGGGGGCAGCAGTGGGATGTTATAGTTACAGGGCTCATCAACTGGGTGACCGGCAACGAGCAGACCACCGTAGGTGCGGCTGGCGGCGCTGACGCACTTCCAGCGAGTCCTACCAAGTGCTTGAAAGTAAAGGACTATGCCGGTAATACGCTCGTAGTACCAGCGTTTGATGCGGCATAGTCCAGTATGTCGCATGGGATCTCTGGCCAGTTGTGAAATCTGAATCGATGCGATAAGATCCCGATTAACCCTTTGAGGAGAGGGTACGTATGGACGGCTTGAGAGCACTACTTGAGAGCAAGAAGGCAATTTTCTCTGGGCTTTTGGTTCTCGCAGCTTCGGTTCTCGCAGTCCTGAAGATTATGACCCTTCAGGAGTGGATTGACTTTACGAAGTGGCTTGCGGTTACCTATGTCGGCGCAGAGGGACTCGATTCTGGATTGGGCAAGCTTGGCGCTGCTATGTCGATGAAGAAGATGGGCAAGTAAATGAGTGCATATCGCAGGGCTCCGAACGCCGGACCTGTGCCGTACCCCGATGGATCGGGACGGGTCCTACTAGATGAAGTCGTAGAGGGAGAGATGTGGGCAGGGCTTGTTGAGATCGGATATGTTGTTCCGGTCTCAGTTGAGAAGTCGGAGTCTGCGATGTCGCCCCCACCTCCTTCGCCGCCAGCGGAGGTGGCCGCACCGGCTGAGTCGGAACTGGCGGTTGTCCAGCTCGAAGGAGCCTCTGAGTCTGGGGTTTTGACGGATGCTGCACAGTCTAATGACGGAGCAGGAGCTTCGTCGGTGGATCCTGCGCCGGCTGGGAGCGCCAGTTCTGAAGGTGGAACTTCAGGACGCGCACCTGGACGACGCGGTCGCAGAGGCTAAGCGCTGGTTCGCCGCCAAGAAGGGCGTCGAGCGAGACACCACGATCGACCTGGTTGATAGCCAGGTCGAGTATGATGTTCCCGAGGACTGCGATGCGGTCATCGATGTGTCTATCCAGGCCAGTACCTTCGACGCGGCCCTAGTTTTTACTCCGAATATTCTCGCCGACGAGAAGGTGCCATATAGCGTATTTGCGGCGCCTCAGTCGGCGGGTCTCTACAGCTCGTTTGTGCAGTCCCTCCAGTATCTGGAGATGGCGAAGCGTGTCATCAACGCTGAGCAGAACTGGCTTTACTTTCCACAAAAGAAGAAGCTCTATGTCTGGCCTTCTCAGCGCCGTGGCCAATTGAAGGCCATCATCGAATACAAAAGTAATATCAACACGATAGAGCAGCTAACCGAGCGAGATCATGACCTGGTCAAGCGATTTGCGCTTGCCTGGGCTAAGCGTGATCTCGGGATGATCCGCTCAAAGTATCCGGCAGGTATGCCTACCGCCCAGGGACAGACGCCCCTGAACGGACAAGATCTCCTACAGCAGGCGCAGCAGGAGTTCGAGAAGCTTGAACAGGAAATCATTGACAGCGCCTATCCTATGCCTTGGGTAACGGGGTAGCCCATGTCTTTTCCGCTCATCTCCTGCCGTGAGCTTGTCGAGCAGCTTCAGCACGCCAAGAAGAAGAAACACACCACCTCGGGCATCGAGATGCGGTGTGTGTACGACGTTGCCCGGAAGCAGACGGGCGGAGACGCAGATGACAGGCTCAGCCGGGCGTTTGCTATTTGTCGCGCGAGCCTTCAGAAGTCAGGTCGAATGAAGAAGGACACGGCCGATCTCACCAAGCTTGGAAAGAAGAGAAGCGCGGCTAAGTCCAGGCGTAAGGATCACGAGAAAAAGGTCGGCGGATTCGAGAGACTTGTCGTTGCCGCTAGAAAGGCTAGGGATTCTAAGTAGATGGGTAGAATCCTAGATGATAGCGAGCGTGAGTTCTTCGACTGTATTGCGTCGGAGCTTAATGAGTTAGCCGGGGAAGAGATCAACTTCTATGGACAGAACATCAAGAAGTCGACGATCGACCCACTCTATGGTGAGCCCGTCGAGCGGAAGATAGAGGGTCCCTTTAGGGTTTGGGCTTGGGTTAGGTGGCCTCAGATTAGCCCGGAGTCGGGTGAACACGGGTTCGGATTCGAGATGGATGGAGAATGCGTTATCGCCAGGGCTCATCTCGACAAGATTGGTGCGCCCTATCCATTTGAAGGCGACATTATTGAGATGTGGAGGACTCCATATCACGATGCCGATTCCCTTGGTAAGGGATTATTCTTCGATATCGTAAGGGTAGCGAACGATGGGCACATTCATGATACACCCACGTTTGTGCAGTTTAGGCTAACATTGAAGCGTCGGACGCAGTTTGGCGCCGAGAGAAAGATCAGCCCACCGTAGGTACGCCATGCAAATCTTTGGGGGACCAGGTGTTTCGCGCGGCCAGGAATACGTACCGGACGAGGTCGCGAAGGCCCTGGTCGCGGATAAGAAGCTGAAGAAGGGTGACTCGATCTCGAAGGGCGAGATCATCGCTTTCCTTGCTTCCAAGGAGCTATCCCCCCTTCTCGCGACGGATGTTGCGATGGTTCTTCGAAACCTCTTTGGAGTGACTCCAATTTTCTATGAGGAGACTATGTCGGACAAGTTGATTGGTGAGCTTACGCTCGTCCTTGAAGACAGGGAGACTGTGGTTGAGGACGAGACGCTGAACCTAGGAAGGGTCTGTCACGAGGCATTCGTTGATCTATTTTGCGAGGCTCGCGACGAAGAGGATGAACTGATCGCAGCTAAGTTGGCGACGATGGATGTCGAGGACATCGCTGACATTGCTGAGCTTGCCGACTATCTAGGGGAGGAGGAGCTGGATATCATCGAGTCATGTCTGATGACCGGTGGCACCCAGCTCGCCGAATCTGCGCTGAATGTATTCGCGCGTCCGCATTCCCTTAAGTTTTTGTCCGAGGAGGTTGCCACGACGCTTGTGGAACAGTTCTCTATGACACGAGAGCTTCGTCGTCGCGGTTTAGATGCTTCAGGCAGCAAGCTAAAACCACCGAAGCAGAATCCCAAGAAGATGCGCAGGGCCGATCGCGAGCGGATGATTGCTACGAAGTCTGGGGTTAGCGGCAACGTGGCATCGGATCCCAATATCAAGCGTCATCTTCGTGGCATGTCCGCCGCTTCCGATCATGATCCTCTCATGCAGAGGCAGCAGAAGGCGGCAGCGGCTAATGCCGCCGCGATGCACGCTGGACAGGATTTTAAGGGCGCCATGTCTATGCCCGGCGCCAAGGGCGAACTTCAGAAGCACATTGCCGATCTTCAGGCGCAGCGGAGGGCTAAGGAAGGTCTTCCCGCGAAGATGCTCAGGGCGGGAAAGAAGGCGATCGGAGCCATCGGTGATGTAGCGAAGGCTGCTCACGGTCGCGTGAAGGCTGCCAACCAGGCGGCCAAGGGTGCTTGGCATAAGACTGGATCGGAACTCGGAATGCCGGGGTATGCGCGTGACGCAGAGCCGACCCACGGTGTTGAGCCGGCGAAGAAGCCAGGCTTGCTTTCCAGGTTTGTTCGCGGCGCTGGTCGCGTAGTTGGTGGTATCGCCCGTGGCATCGGCGCTGTGGGTTCAGACGTGGGGCGAGGGGCGCTTCGCGCTGCCGGGAAGGTCGGCGGTCATGCCGCAAGCGGGGCGGCGCGAGGTCTTGGAGGCGTTCTCGGCAGGGTAGCCGGAGACTTCAAGGCCGCGTACCAGAAGGCCAAGGAGCAGGCGGCGGCGAAGAGTCCCGGACTGCGTCAGACAATTGGTGGTTCGCCACCGCCGGAAAACGCCAGCGAAGCACCAAGGAGAAAGCGCAAGAAGACCTCTCGCTCCGGGTTTGGGGCGCAGGAGGCGTAAGATGGCCGATATTCAGTCACTTCTCCTGGAAGTCCATCAGATTCTTGGCAATGACGAGAAGGCTGAGGCGATCGTAGCGAGCGAGCCTACTCCGTCTGAGGTTGCTCGCTCTTTGGCTTCCGCATCTCTTGTAGATGAGATCGTAGCTGAAGCGCTTGCCGGTCTTGATTGGTATGGCATCGCCCAGATTGCGTCCTTCTCTATCGTTCCACAAGACGAACTTGGCGTACTCGCCAGGGCGCTGGCAGAAGGCACCGCTAGGTTCCGTGTAGCTTGGAGAGAGATGGAGGAGAGATTCGATCTTCCGCTTGGACTAGGCCGGGGCGGTATGATTCTGGCTGGCAAGATTAGCACGGACGAAGCGGTAGTGCGTCGGACGGTTTATCTTGCCCAGCAGCTTATTCGTGGTGCTGGTCCTTTGATGCAGGAGGCCGTCAGTAAGAAGTATCCCGCTGCGCTTTATCACCCAGATGGTGATAAGTCGCGCGCCAAGAAGGCCGCTGACAATACCAAGAAGTATATGACCGCTCATCCGGCCGGTACCGACAAACCAGATGCCAAAAAGGCGGTTATGGTTCCTGGTCAACTCAGAAAGGCTGGGGAGGATGAGAAGTGTCGCGAGAAGGGCAAGCGCGACGTAGAGGCGCATATCAAGAAGCTTGAAGCGGCAGCTAAGAAAGCTGGGAGAACGCCTGAGGAGATGTTCCCAAATATCTGGCGTGACTTGATGCGCGAGAAGATTAGGCACTCGTAGTGCCTCTAGATCCCACCAAAGTTGGCCTTGCGGTAGCGCGAGGTCTTTCTGTTGTTTGCGCTACTTGCGACAAGTACTGGCGCGCTCGCGACCTTAATGTACCGGATGACCGATGTCTCGCCGTTGACGGCTGCGGATCTCCGATAGCAGGCGATGTCTTCCATGAGTACTCCGGGCCGATGACGGCCTTCGATCAGTTTTGCTTTGTCTGCGGCAATCGGGCGACTCATGCGCTACGTGTTAGCACGCACGTCCGCGTGATTGGGTGCTGCGCCGCACACGTTCAGTTAGTTAAAGATCTTCAGCCGCAAGGCAGAGACCCTGTGAATATCGTTGTTATATCCAGGGATGGCGAGAGATCGACAGAAGAGATGGCGAAAGAGAAGTCGCCGCTCGTATTGAAGGTCAGGGGATAGGCGGTGCCTCGGAAGCAAACAGAGGAACCGTTCTTGGAGATCTCCCTCAATCACGAGGGGAGACGAACCATGGATCTAGTTGGCGAGCTTGGCAAGCGACTCGCTTCGATGCGGCGAATGGTGGTGTACGTTGCCGCGAAAGACCTGCTCGATGGTCTCGTGTCGATGATCCCAAAGGAAGAACAGTACGCTCCGATCAGGGACAATCTGAAGATTTCCGAGATAGCGCTGGGCAAGAAGGGTGCGGCGTTTGCAGTCCACGCAAACATTCGCGCGAAGAAGGTAAGGAAGATCGATACGGCGAAGACGGTCATCTACGTGCGCGCCAAGAAGCAGCTGTCGCGTCCAGATGATGACATCAAGCTGCTGGAGGATATGGGCCCGTGGACGCCAGACACCATTCCGTTTTGGCCCGGCAAGAAGCGTGCGATCGTTATTCAGCGACAGGTTTCGAAGCGGGAGGCCGACAAGGTAGCGAAGCTGCAAGAGAAACAGAAGCAAAAGGTCAGAGCTGAGCTTGATAGGCTGGGCCACAGGAGCATCGATAAGCGGAAGCAGAAGCTAGGTAAGCCCAGGCGGTCTGGCAAGGCTATCCCGGATATCGCGATGACCGCAGTGACCCTAGAGTTCGGCGGGGCCGGCCAGCGCGCTGTGCCTGCATGGAGAACGACGCTATCCGACATCATGTCCAGTGGGATCAAAACGGCGCCGAGGAGGTTCCGTGAGTTAGCGGATGCTATCAGCAATCCCGACAGCAAAGAGTGGAGGACGTGGCCGCGGATTAGTGCGAAGATAAAGGCAGGAAAGGCGAACGAATTTGTAGGATTCCAAAAGCGTTTGGGGTATGGCTAGCGGATCTCCCATAGGCCAGCGAACTGGCATTGTATGGATCGACGACTTCGACAGAGGAGTCGTCGAGACCCTTGGCGCCGTCGTCAACACGGCCGGGGACACGTACATCGTCAAGGACATTGATGGAGTGTCACCTCCGCCAGACCGGGAAGGTATTCCCGTCTATTTCGCATTTCCAGACGACACTATCGACACGAAGATCCTTCCATCATTCGTTGTAAGGCGGGATAGCATTTCTCCTGCTCTTAGTCGGTGGCATCTCGGTCTGTTTGAATACCGGGTGCCCGCACCGGGCGCTCATGAGATTACGGTGAAACACCCCGTCACCGGCAACACCATTGCCACTGGCTTTGACAAGTACGAGGCCAAAGATCAGGCGGTCCCCTTTGACCTGCTTTATACCATTCAAATCAGAGCGCGTTTTCGTAACAATCTAAGGGTAGAAGCCCAGAGAATGTTACGGTATGCGATGGTAAAGTATCAGCCCTACACCAGGGTTTTGGTCAAGGATAGCCTTGGGGATATTCGTAGCTACGATGCGTTTATGGAAAGCCCATCTGCTGTAGATACGAAGACGGATGTGGCTAACCGGGAGACCAATTTCAACCTAACTCTACGGGTTGAGGCGGAGCTGGACCTGAACGATCCTATCGTTCAGACCGCCATGTCGCAGCTGCCGGTGCTAAATACTCAGATTCTGAAGTAAATAAATTGGAGATACCAGGATGCCTTGGATATACAACCCAAACCGAAGCGCTGAATCACTTGCGTATGCCGATGGTCAAGTAGGCGCTCTTCCGAGCCGTAGGCGGGTCTACATAGCCCCCGAGATGATGACCGGCGAGATCGCGGCTAAGCTGGGAGCTGGCATTCTGGTGAGGGTTGGAGCCGACCCGGTCACGCCACAACCAGAAATGAAATCAGTTACTTCCAGCGCTCTTCATGATCCTCCTGCTATCGTTGCACCGGTATCCTCTGAAGAACAAGTGAAGCCAGTCGCGATGATCGATCCGGGTCCCGAGACGACAGATACACAAGATAACGCATCGGAGACTGCGAGCGACACGACTTCATCGGGGGCTAATGAAGAAGGCAATCAGCCGGATCTTATGAGTAAGAAGCGGCTGCGTCGCGGCAAGTACTAGGAAAGCTTATAGGAGAATAAAACCGTGGCCGAGTTTCTCTCCCCAGGTATTTTTATCGAGGAAGTAGCTAACGCTGCTCAGAGCATTGAGGCGGTGGGGACCTCGACGATGGCTATCGTTGGGTGGACCAAGCAGGGGCCGACGAACGAGGCAACGCTGGTCACGAGCCCGCAGGCATTCCTCAGAACGTTCGGTGGAAACACCAAGGATTCGCTGGTTCCTCTCTCAGTGTCCGCGTTCTTTACGAACGGTGGCACCAGGTGCTACGTAGTCCGCGTGGTGCCTTCGGATGCAGTTGCGGCGACGGGCTGCATCACCGAGGTCGTGACAGGCGAGGATCCGCAGCATACGGGTGAGACGACGCCGTTTACCTCCGGTTCGACGATCACGCCGGTTGAAGCGCCCGGCACCCTGGCGTACAGCGTGCAGCTGGCTAAGTTTCCGCTGACCTCGGCTGCGCTGACGATCAAGTGGAAGATCTCTACGGTCGCTAAGTCGGCGACCCTAACTGGGACTAGCACCGTTGGTGGCACCAACGGCGGCGCGGGCACCGGCAACCTGCTCTCGGCGACCATTGATCGGGCCACTGGCGCGTTGACTCTTACGTTCGATACAACGGGCCCAGATGCTGACAGCGTTACTATCGACTACACCTACTGCATCTGGTCGTTGGCGGCCATCAGCCAGGGCGTTTGGGGCAATGACGTTCGTCTGACTCTCAAGGGTAACGATAACTTCTTCGTTTACGCTCCTCCGGGTACAACCAACGCTGGCACGTGGACAAAGTTCGACGTGCTGGTTTCCGTGCTCAATGCGGAGACGGGTGCCTACGAGGTCAAGGAGACCTACGAGGAGCTTTCTTTTACCGATCCAGACGACGCGATGTTCGCGCCGGATGTCGTCAACGACGGCTCCGATCTCGTCAGGATGACGGACAACGGCTGGCACTTCGTGCCTAGTTCGTTCGCCGGTGCCACCACAACGAACGAGAACACCGCAACCGCCCCGAACGGTACCCTCAAGCAGTTCACGGGTACGCTGGCCAATTCCCCGGTTGTCAAGGGATCGGTCAAGCTGACGTATGTTATCGGCACGGTTACTCGCACCGCGATTGCCGATGTAAACGGCAAGTTTTCCGGCACCGGCATCGATGCCACGAAGACGAACACCATCGACTACACGACTGGTGCGTATGAGTTGAACTTCTCGACCGCGCCAGACTCCGGTGCTGGTAACGTGAAGTTCGACTACATCAAGACGCCGGCTGTCTCATCGGTTAACTATGACCTTGCCGGTGGATCCGATGGCACGATCTCGCTTATCACGCAGTCCACGGTCTCGCTGGCTTCTACACTACAGGTAGACCGGAAGGGTCTCTATGCTCTCGATCGTATCGATGAGATGCTTCAGATTATCATCCCAGACTTCGCAGGATCTACCGCGGTTCAGGGTGACATGATCGACTACTGCGAGAACCGCCGTGATTGCTTTGCCGTCTTGACGACCCCGAAGGGGATGTCAGCCCAGGAGGCGGTGGACTACGTTCGTATCACCTTCGCGCGGAAGTCGAAGTATGCAGCGATGTACTGGCCGTGGCTGAACGTCGCTGATCCGCTAAACAATGGTCGTGCTCTTACGATGCCGGCCGTTGCCCATGTCGCTGGCGTTTATGCTCGTACCGACATCAACAAGAACGTAGGCAAGGCGCCTGCGGGAACTGTTGACGGAGCACTCCGCGGGCTCCTGAGCCTGGAGAAGAACCCGGACAAGGGCGAGCGTGACGTGGTCTATCCGGCTCGCATCAACCCACTGATCAATACTCCGCAGACGGGTATGGCGGTCTGGGGCGTGCGTACGCTCTCGTCCACCAACGATGCGTTCAAGTACGTAAACGCGGTCCGGCTCTTCATCTTCGTGGAGAAGAGCATCTTCAACAGCACACATAGCCTGGTGTTTGAGAGCATCAACTCGAACCTGTATGCAGCGATCAAGACCCAGCTGGATTCGTTCTTGCTGAATCTGTACAACACGGGACATTTCGCGGGCGCTACTCCGGCACAGGCGTTTTCGGTGGTCTGTGACGGCAGCAACAACCCGCCAGAGGTCGTGAACGCCGGTCAGGTCGTCATCGATGTTGCTCTTGCGCCGAACCGGCCAGGTGAGTTCATCAGGTTCCGCCTGGCTCAGAAGACGCTGTCGTAAGAATAACTGGGATCTGGCATAGTTAAGCCTAGAGGTAAGATAAATGGCTCGCGCAAAGGCTTCTGACTTTCTCCACTCTTTCCGGTTTCACGTTGTAGTGACCGGCTTTG